TACAAGGCACAGCCAGTAATCCAAATAGGATAGAGAGCCAGAAGAGGTGGGGTTGGGACTGTGGCAGCCATAGTAATCGCGCAACCAATACTGATAGCCCAAGCAAGCAACTCAATAGCAAAGCGAACGCGGTTAGACTTATAATCATCTTTGATCCATTCAAACGTTGGTCTAAACAACTCTATCATGCAGTTAGTACTCTCTTCCACTTACCATTGAGGTTGAGATACAATTCACCATCAGGACCTGGGACCATTTTAACATCTACCTGTTTCTCTGTCCCTGGTACGAATTTCTTTCCAGTCCCGCTAATCATCACCCCCCCACATGAAGTAAGCCTCATCACCTCACCACCAGAAGAACCAAAGAGGTAATGACCTGGGGGCTGGGGCTCGGGAGGTGCAATCTCACCATAGGTTCTGGTTAAACTTAAGCTGGTTGAATCTTCCTCCAACTGGGCAACTATAGAAGGATCAATGGCCTCGCTAACAGGAGTGAGATCAGGATTAGGTACAACGGGGCTGTCCAATACGGACTCTCTACTTTGTGTACTAGCAGCCACACCCCCTGCAAGCACAGCAGAGAGCAGACCAAAGCCCTTAACAAAATTTCTACGTCCATTCATTTTTACTCCTTACCAATGACGAATTACACCTGCTACAATGAAGCAGTTGGTGATGATGTATGATAATACTATCAAAGTACGAATTATGGCAACTCTGTCTGCTACCACATTATCGTCAGGTGCTGCCTTCTCCCCTAAGGCCTTTGCCCATAATGACCAAAACGCTCTCATTTAAACTCACACTCCACCATCAGTTCAGTTAGACAGGCGGCCATATTGATCTCTTGATCGGCTACAAAGGCCGATTTGTATTGATAGTCTGCAATCTTAAGCACCAAGACAGGAATGGTGTTTGGTGTTAGGTACTCAGCTGCCACATCATACAACTTACGAAAGAACGATGCGCTATCAATATCACTATTGGACCCAACCCACTTACGCATATCGGTAAAGTTCTTCTCCTTCAATAGCTTGATCAAGTTACGAACGTTATCGTCATGGAAGTTAGATAGGATGCCAGTATCGATCTTGCCAGTTGCAGCATACCTTTGCAACTCATTAAGTACCCTTCTCCAATCAGGTATGAACTTAATGATTAACTCAGCTAGAACCTTCTTATCATACTCCACACCCTCCCCCTCAAGGATGCCACATACCCTGCTGAGGAACTGCATAGCCATCTTTGATTTGTCTTTGCCCTCGATCTTAAACTCAACCACACTGCAGCGAGAATGTAGAGGTTCAATGATACGATTCTTAAAATTGCATGTAAGGATGAAGCCACAATTCTTACTAAACTCTTCCATGAAGTTACGGAGGGCGGGTTGGGTGCTGTTGGGGTTAAGGTAGTCAGACTCATCTAAGATAACGTACTTGCGCCCGCCTTGTAAGGAGACAGAAGAGGCGAATGCCTTTATCTCGTTACGCAAGGTATCAATGTTACCATTCATTGACCCGTTAATGACGATGTAGTCACAATCGAGTTGTTCAAGCATGGCACGGGCAACAGTCGTCTTACCAATACCTGCACGCCCGGTCAGTAGTAGATTAGGAACGCTCCCATCATCTACAAATTGCTGGAAGGTCTTCTTTAGATCTTCCGGTAAGATCGCATCCTCAATTGTCTGTGGCCGATATTTTTCCACCCATAGGAAGTGATTCATCATAATATAAGTTTCGCCAGTTTTCAGGTTTAATTTGTGATCCAGATAGGATAGCAATGAATACTATCCACCATGCAGACCAATCATAATTTAGAATAATGTACATACCCCCACCCCACACCATTAATTCATATGCTATACAGTAGATGAGATAGGTGATGATGAGTAGGTTGTTCTTCATTGTTCAAATGTACTAGATGCCTCAGTTGCAATCCAGTACTCAACATCAGTACCCTTAAAATATGCAATACCCTTAGATGATATCTGCACATCGTAGTCACCTGGCATAATTTTAATATTTTCTGATTTAAAAATCATCTTGAATGTAAGAGAGGTATCACCCAGACGAACTTTATAGTTATCACTTGATGGGTTCTTTGAGTCGATAGCTTCAATGTGCATGCTAGACCCATCCCCGGTGACTGCGATCTCTGGTAACTGCAACACCCCCATTGCCTTCATAACCTTAGACAGATCATCAGTAGTGAATCTGAATTGGATTTCACAATCGGGCATCTTTACTTCTTTATCACTAGGAGATACGATCATGTTTTCGGCAGCAAAGGTATAGCTCACCCTTTGATGTCCTCCGGCAATGTCCATACTCCTATCACCAATGGTCAGTTGAGGTGATTCAAAGAGAGATAGTACCCCTAGGAACTTAGACAGATCATAGATGGCAAAGCTACTAGGGATAACCTCCCCAATAGTTGCCTTTGCCATAACAGTCTTAAGAGGGGAGACCGTACTAAGGGTGCTCCCAGGTCTAAATGCCATTGAGGGGTTGATAGAGGAAAAGCTCTTCAATATTTGAATCGTTCTAGATTCTAATTTCATAATATATTACCTTGTTGCAAACATATAAAAATTACCTTCATCCACATTAAGCATGGATATATTCTTCAGTTTGATATTTTTCTTATAGAGTGTTGGATACTTTCTTACAAAATAATCCTTATTATCAACGTCAAAAATAATACCTTGAAAGGTTACAAGCATATCACTATCTTTGAATTGTTTAACAATAATGTCTCGATCTCTAAGTTGAATCTCACTCAACCCCCATGCGCTGAATAGCAAAGTCTTACTTGAAGCATTAATATCCTTGACATCCATTGCAAATTTAACCTGGGGGTAGTCTTTAAGATTAATTTTAGAATACACACTAATCTCTGGCAAATCTAGAATAGTATATTCACCTCTGTAACCTAATGCATCATATACCATTCTAGCAGATTCACCAATACCAGCACCTACCTCCACTATATGATCATACTCATTGATATCCTTACCAGATAGCTCCAGTAATGTTATCCAATGATGAAGTGACTTAACTGTCCACACACTAATGTCCTGTAAGTCTTTCGATGGAGAGAAAATAGCATCAGTATAGGATTGATTAGTGTGACCGATGCGCCTTTCTTGAAGTGCTTTGGAGATAACTTCTTTACAGCTCTCACTCTGTCGGTCATAGTAGCTCATAACGTCCTTTAAATACTCCATATCAAATGCAAGCAAATAATCAGTATATAAAGGAACTCTGTATACTATATAATCCGTTTTAAAATGTTCTGTTGGAGGATTATCGCGTGCAATAGTCGCAATATTATTCCAAAAGTTTGCCGTCTCAGCCGGCCAGTTTATTCTCATTACTTTTTCTTTTTCAATTGACTAGAATCAGCAGTAGCAGAGGCGCCAATGGTTGCCAGGTCAGCCAAGCTACCACCGAAGATATAACTACCAACGTGCTGGAGTTGCATCCAAGGACAGAACCAGACTCTCAATCCAATCTTCTGGGCATGATAGCAGAAGTTATAGTCCTCAGACAAATAACGTTTGCTTTCAGGATCAATGATACAATCAAAGTATGCATGGATCTCCCTACTACCATCGAAGTGCTCTGTACGAACGTGATCGGGTTTGTAGCTCAGTTCGGGATAGGCAGCGGCATACTTGGTGAATGTTTCTTTGCGTACCATCATGAAACCAGTACCAATTTCTAACACCTCTACTGGCTCACCTAATGGGATCTCTTTCTGTCCACCTTTAGGATTAAACACATAGTCACCTACGTATTTCTCTAATAGGTTAGCATCCTCGTCTGCTACACCCTTATCAACAGCCAGTTTAATCTTCTCCCAGCTGATACATTTCTTAGGATATGGACCGCCGATGACGTCATAATCACTCTCGTCTGTCATCAAAGCCATCAAGGCGATAACGTCTTGGGGGTTAAAGCCAATATCACTATCAATAAACATCAAGTGAGTAGCATCACTGCGCATGAACTCATCCACACAGTAGTTACGTGCCCGGGTGATCAACGACTCATTAAAGAGATAGTAAAGCTGTAAGGGGATGTTGTACTTGGCGCAGAATGCAGACAAGTCAGCAACTGAACGGCAATACATACCAGCGCACTGACCCCCGTACATGGGTGTGGCGACGAAGAGTTTCTTCTTCTGTAATTCTGCAATCTGTACTTCTATTTTCATTGTGTTACTCCATATTTTTTATCATGCTCTTTATTAATACCATAGTCACCATCATACATTCCCAATGACTCTGCATCAAAACTTAAATACTGTCCTATCCTCGTACCTTTTTTAATCCTAGCCTGGCCAATTGTAACATGAAGCATGCCGGCCATAGCACCATGATAGCCGCTATCGTACAACCCAGATGTAAGAAAAAGACCGTTACGATTAAGAGTGCTGCGGGTAATGACCCATCCTGCCTCGCCTTGTCCCACATTAATAATGTTCTCCATAACGACCTCGTAATGGCCGATGGGTAGGTTAAAGTATCCTTCCAAGTCAGGTTTGATCTCGATTGATCCTCTGTGCTTTTTGTGTTCGTTTGATACTTCGAATAGTCCATCATTAACTTTGAATACTTTGTCGACCCTTAGGTCAATGGCGTTGGGTTGGCTGTCACCTTCTTGGACAGCAGTTAGGGTAGACCTTGAATCTGGTCCTAAGATATGCTTCATGCTTAATCATCTCCAAAATAGTACGGATTTTCTACCGTTTTAAACTCACCTCTATTATATAGCGCCTTGGTCTCAAAGTCCATAAACAAAAACTTATTTGATGGTGTTGGTATACTACCTTCAAACTTCGTTGATGAAATGTTTAACTCATTATCGAAGAACATAGGGCTAATATCGTTCCTAAAAAGATAAGCTCCAGCCCCGTCATACCACAGACAACTAAAAGATCCGTCCACGTTGTTAATTTCATCTCTAGACGTATTGACAGCTCGAAGTAACAACTGAGTATCCCAGTTCGTATCGTTGCCAAAGCGTGCCTGCATCTCTTTAACATAATTTGCCTTTATGATACCGTTATGCCAGAGAGCAGTAAACCACTCCCTTGCCGGGTGAATACTATCAAAGTCTCTTGCCTCTGTAGTTGGTGCCTGTATGTGAACGATACCATAGCCACCATCCTCTATCAAGTTAAGTAAATCTTTATCAAATGTGCCCAATCCTTTAACAATCACATGTAAGTCACCATGTAATGGTATAACAGAAAAAGAAAATGAATGACTGCCTCGATAGCTATTAAGATCTATCAACTCAATCAGCTTATCTTTACTAAACGATCCTATAATTGCACACATTATTTAATTAGCTTATCCCAAGGTATCGCAACATTATACGGAATTGGATCCTTAATGCCAGCTTTGGCAAAGTTAGCAATACGTTCACTGCATGAAGGACACTTCCCACAACTCTGCCCGGCCTCATTGGGATTGTAGCATGTGAGGGTGAATGCTAGTTCTACATTACCTAACTCATTGGCAATCATCAACTCATCGTACTTGGATAGGGCAGAGAATGGGGCCTCAAGACTGGCCTTATGTGAGCGATTTTGTTCGGCAACAGCATTCATACTATCAACAAATCGTTGACTGGTATCCCAGTACCCGTACTCGTCATGTACTTGTAAGCCAGTAAAGACATGGGATGCTTTATTAGACTCGGCAAATGAGAATGCCAGGGAGTTTAAGATCATATTACGAAACGGTACATATGTCTTTGGCTGTGGGTCACCTAATACGTCTTTGATCGTTGGCATTGCAACACTCGTGCCGCCAATATTGGCTGATACATTCTTTACTATCTCACCTAAGATGCTTAGGTTAAGGATCTTATGGGCAATGTTCAAATGACGGCACGTTGCTGCAGCCATTGCCAACTCACGTACCTGCTTCTGTCCATAATCATATGACAAAGCAAATACCTTATCCTTACCATACTTCTTTACCAGAATATAGGTAAGGATAGTAGAATCAAGTCCTCCAGATAGGACTGATACTACATTAAATGGCGTCTCTGGGAGCTTTGCCAGTGCTTGTTCTAAGTTCATCTTTTAACCTTTCAACATATACCGCAGCATCTAACAACTCTTCTTGTAAGTGCTGCAACCATCCTAACGTATCAATATCTTTTCGTTCTGTAGTAGTACCATACTTGGTGTAACCGGCGCCCATTCTCTGCCACAACATACGACGAACGGCCTCTACATTCTTATCAATTGGAAATGTATCGTATTCCATTATTGCCTCGGCGTCTTTGTGCAAGGAAGACCTGCATTAACAATTGCGCCATAGACATGCAGTAATCTAATATCAGTTGCACGTACGGGGTTAATATCAATACCACCACGGCGTGTATACAGACATGCAACGAACAACTCTTTAGGGTTGATCAGGTCCTTAATACGCTTGTAAATACACTCACAAATCTCTTCATGGAAATGGTTCTCACGTCTCATGGAGATGATGTATTGTAGTAACGATTCAGGTGTTACTGACTGATCACCTTTAATATGAATGTATACATCGCCCCAGTCAGGTTGATTGGTAACACGGCAATTGGAACGGAGTGAATTCGAACGCCATCTCTCGTATCTACCTATGCTTGGAACTACTTCAAGAATATCTGCGCTCTCGTTATAGTTATTAAACTCCATACCTTCTACATTACAGTATGTTTCTAGTGATGTAAAGTCACCAATGATCGGGCGTGTCGTATCTACATCACCTAGGAACAGACAGACGTCAACCTCCCCACCAACAGCCTTTGATAGATCGGCGGCAATTTTATCCTCTAGCCTCCAAAGGTCTCGCAACTCATCTACAACACATGCCATGTTAAAGGAGTTGAGGTATAACTTAACTGATTTACTCTCTACAATGTTTGGGGTATCGGAACTGTAAGCGAATTTAATCCAACCTGATACAGGGAAGCCATTCTTAAGTAAGGTAGAGAACTCATATGCATTCCATGCATCACGTCCGGCAAAGGGTAAGTTACCTTCTTCAATACCATACTGTTCACGATTCAAATAACGAGGTACGGATACCAGGAGACCTGGATCGACTGCATCTGGTGTCACATATGGTTTAACTACAGACCCATCACCTGCCTTACCTAGGTGGACGGATACTAATTTATTTAATTCGTCTTGTCTACTCATCATCTTCCTTCTAATAAATCCATAATCGAATTAACTCTGTTACGAACAGAGCCTTTAACACGATGTAAGGTTAGTTTCTTATTAATAATAATAGCTTCAAACATATCTGCTATTTCGTTTCTAAAATCAATATCTACACTACGCACCCCATCATCTACTATATCAAACTCAGGTTCAATATAGAAAACATGATTGTATTGCTTCCATACCCGGTTAAAAACTTCTGTAGCATAGGCAACAGTCTGATTATTGACCTTTGCATGCTTATACAAATAGGTAGTATATACCAGTCCATCTAAGGCTGTACGATCGGTTAACATTCTGTCGTGCATGAATACATTCACAATATGCTCATTCATAATAAGGCGCTGGGTTGTATCAGTCCCACCCTCATTGATAGGCAACCCATAACTCTTCACCCGACGAGTAACCTCATCGCATATAATAAAGTTATTTTCAGAGAATAGTTTCTCCGAACGTAAAGCATTCAATAGAGTAGTCTTACCTACTGATTGAGCACCCGTTATACCTATACGCATATACCCATTTCCTTCATTGCAAATATCCACGCCGCCAGAGATGTGCTCTTTAACATATCAAATGTTTCTTCTAATGAGCGCGCATTATTGGTAAGATGAACGCTCTTTATGATTCTACCTGCATCTACCTCAGGTACAACCTCATGTACTACGCTGCCTAAGAACTTATAGTTCCCTTTATTCTCCCATGTTCTCTCCTGGGGATCCTTACCTTTTAAATCTGAATACAAATCGATTGCACCTGGATGCCCATTGAGCATCTTATACTTACCACACACCTCGGCTGGAATGATTCTAAGATAGCCATGGAGGGTGATTATAACATCATCTGGATTATAGATCACGTTATCCATCATATAAGCCATCAACCTATCATGCTTGGCTGCCATAATAGTACCCATAGATCTGAGATCGGGATGGTATTTCCACTTATCCTCTAGCATGTTATTAGTAACAATGAGGTCTGGCTTGACGCCCAGGGCATAAGATAGGTTGACTATCTCCGAACCTGTCTGACTAAAGAATGCAATCCACTTCTTAGCCATTACAAATAGCCCTAAAGCATTCGATGTTATAGAGTACCAATTGTAGTTCGTATGAACTGAGTTTACTATCGATCATGGTATGGAGTTTCTGGGAAGGTTTATCTTCTAGTCCGTTCCTACCATTATACCTCATTCCCTTGATAGCGGCAACTACTGGGTTAGATGTATCTACGCTATCAATCCATTCGTAATCAGAATAGCTATCGAACTCCTGTGGCAGTCCACAACCAAGTAGGTGATGGGGCTTATCGGTGTTGATAACGTTATCAGTTAGTAGACGATGGATGAGTGCATCTCGTCCATACATGTAGTGATGGTACTTTGTAGGGAGATATCCATTGAGCTCAGGGTTAATAAAGAAACTATAGTCAAAGGAGATAGCAACCTTATCAACCAATGGTTCTACCTCCTGGTAACACCATTTAATTTCTTCATATGTCTTACCCTGCACCACTCCGATAGACTTACATCCGTTAACTGGCTTCCAACTTTTGGCATTAGCGACTGTCTTCTCAGCATTCTCCAATGCATCAGGTATGACATAGTAAGTAGGTTGTAGTTTTTCAATCCAAGGATAAAACTTATCAGCCTCAAAGGCCTCACCCAACTCAAAGATAGAGTTATCAAGAATAATCTCTCGTCCTATCTCCTTGGCGCGTACAAATTTATCCCAATACTCCTCATTCTCTTCAAACAGATGAACAAGGGCATAATCATAATCTGTAACCTCTTGTACACGGTTAAAGATACACAGGGGTGCTTCATGGGCGATCTTCATCAAATACCTCTAATAGTTTTTTAGTTTCTTGAGCCTTTTCACGCTCACGCTTTTGATAGTATACAGTATTAAGCCAGGTCATACGATCGATGATACGATCAATCTCCGGTCTAGTTAACTTAACAATCTCAGTTACTCCAGATACCTTATCTTCAATCCATAAGTTCTTTGGATAGAATGCTTTGAATGTCTCCTCCACACCCTTCATCTCCTCCAATGGGCCATAAACGGTCTTCATGATCTTGATATCCCATTTATTGTATTGCTCAGGCTCATAGGTAAACCTATCCATTGCATCATATGAGGAGGTATGTCCAAACTTAAAGAACTCAACCTCTTTGGTCTGCTTATTAGTAAAGCGTGCCAAGTACATCTTACCGTTCATACACCTTTCCCTTCACCAGCTAGAAAATAGTTAGTCATAGTAAACACCAATAACTTCTTAGACTCTGATTGACCTATAATCTTAATAAATTTAGTCTTTGTAGTAGAAGATGCGCTTGAACTTTCAATAATATCATAGCACATAGACTTAAACTCTTCAAGATCGGCCGTTTCTAATGCCTTAAATAGTTTGGTCATTGCCTCCTCACCAATAGTATCTTTCTTGACCCTGGGCTTGGAGCTTGATTGAGTTATCGAATCAGACATGCTATCACTCCTACAAACATACAGAAGACAAACGAAATAGCATATGCATACATTCTTTCGTCAATATCTTTCATTACTTCATCCTTACAATCACACCAGCGGCCTTCATAGCACTCACCATTGCAGCTCATAGTCATCTCCAAAGTTAAGATAATCTATTATAGCCACTTATGTAATTTAAGGCAATTAAAGTTTTTCGTTATATGTCTGCTGTAAGGCAATGTTATCGAAGAACTCTTTCTTTACGTCTGCCTGATGGAATTGACCATGAAGAACGGTTGTCTGGGTAAGGGAAGAATGGGCATTGATTCCTCTATTCTCACAACATCCATGCCTGGCAGCAATGTATACTGCAACGTCAGGTGATTCAGTTGACTTCATGATAGAGTTAGCAATATGGGTGCACAATTCTTCCTGTAATGTACCCCTACGTGCATGCCATTGAGCCACACGTGCATACTTAGACAGACCAATCACCTTATTACCTGGAATAATACCAATGTATGCAATCCCCCTTACCGGTTGATGGTGATGGGAACACATTGATTTAAGTTCTGCCCTTACTACCAGCATACCTGTATAGCGTTCTGTTCCGTCGTTAGGGAATGCAGTAGAGTCTGGTTCGGGGTAATAGCGACCGGACATGATCTCGTCTACATACATCTTAGCCAGACGCTTCCCTGTGCCCTTACTATTGGGATCATTCTCGGTATCAATGAGTAAGGAACTTAAGACTCCATTGAACTTCTCTGTTAACTCGTTCACCAATAACTCTCGATTATCATCATCAAGGTATTCAGAAATATTATCACAAGCAAAGAACCGTTTACCGTCCTGCTTCATTCTCTCACGTAACACATCAGAAAAATATCGTTCCATAATTATCCCACAAATTCATTATCTTCTCTATGACCGACTCTCATTGCCATGTTTGAGTCAGTCTCCCTCACCTCAACTTTACTACACCATACACGTTTGGCCTCTTCGCCCCAGCCCGGTAACATAATTGTGTTGATGTATTCGTATAGGAAGTCAGCCAATCCTTCACATCCGGTCTTCTCTACCTCGGTGATCTTAGCCAATCCTAGTTTGCCTAGTTTCAGTAACTCCTCACGCTGGGGGTCATCTTGTGCAACCAACAACGTATGATCGAACCAGTCTTCTAAGTTATACTTTAGATCTTTTAGACCACCAAAGTCAACGCACCAGTTACGGGCATCCAAGGTATCACATTCGAATTCAAAATGGAAGGATAGAGCATAACCGTGAATCAGATTACAATGACTATCGGCCCTCCACTGTCTATATGCTACAGGTCCTAAATGTCTGTAGGTCTTTGTTGAAATATATTTTGCCATTAGGTTCCCCATTCATTTTTAAATAGCGGTACTTGTAAACGGTCACTATATCTCCATCCTTTTTTCATGGCGTATTCAGCAACCTGTCTATTATTAAGAGCGTACACCCGTTCAACCCCACCAACAGGCATAAGGTAAACAGGCCCGTCAAAGCCTTTGTTACGATACTCATCTACAGCCCTTTCCGCCTCATGCACGTGAAGCATATCACTTACTACGAACTTAAGATAGGTAAACCCAATCATAGAGTATTGTGCTACAACGTTAGGGATGATTGCATCTTCCCATTTCTCACCTGATGCCGATAGCTTGGGTGATACTGAAAAGGTAAGACAATCGTAACCCCCTGTTGCAAACGTCCACTCACTTAGGTAGTTATAGAACTCCGGTGATAGTTCTTGTGTACCGTTTGTCTCAAATGTTATCTCCTTTAATCCTTGCATCTTAGGATGTGAGAGTAGATCGGGATATGCACGCTGCCATCCTAGTAAAGGCTCACCTCCGGTGATTACGAGATGTTCGTCTTTCCATTCCTTGTACGGTAGGAGATCCACAATCGAATCGGCCAGTGAGTCAGTAGGGATAACAGGACTGAGATGCTTAAAACGAACATCCCAAGAAGCATATGAATCACAACCAGTAGAAACAAGAGGAAGACTTTTATAGGTCTTGTAATTGTCTGCATTGTGTGCTATCACTTCTCTTTCTTGACTCTTCTCACCTGCTGGCATACCAAAGCCATCACAGGTAAAATTACAGCCAAAGGTTCTTAGAAAGACAGAAGGTACGCCCATATAGCGACCCTCACCTTGAATGGAGTAGAACAACTCCGATACTTTTAATTTCGACATTAACACTCCTAGTTATACGTGGAAGGGCACGATAGATTATATAGCTTGTTTTAGCTCACGCGCCTGTTGTCTATCGAGTTGCTTCTTCTTATTAAGTGCCCGTTGTAGGTGCACAGGGTTAGCTCTTTTAGTATAGCTAATCCCATTTAAATGATCAAGTTCGTGTAAGATGGCACGGGCGGTCATACCAATAAATTTCTCTGTATGAAACTCACCCGTTACATCTTGATACCTTACCTTAATGATTTTTGGTCTCTTAATCTTAACAACCATGTTAGTATTAGAGGCACAAGTCTCTTCTAATATAATGTGTTCGGTTGTCTCGTCGATCAACTTAGGATTAAAGATCACTAATGGGTCTTGGGTGTGAAAGACACATACACGATAAGGTAGTCCACATTCGTTGGCCGACAGACCTATACACTTACGTTCAATTAATGTCTCAAGTAAGTCACGGGCAAGCATAACCGGGTCGGTAGGTGGATCCTTAAAGTCAAAAGTAGGAATCTTATTGTGTAATAATTCGTTACTCGGGTCAACTAATTTTAATACCATTCTGCCACCTTTCCGACCAACTCTTACCACAGGAGAGACATCTCTTATTGGTTGTAGTTACATTCATATCGGGGTTAATATTGACCCCTTGTTTGTTATAGGTAGGTGGGAAGTACATACCAGTAACGGAACTAGGACCTTCCTGTATCATACAGTCATCCCTCATACATCCTGGCCCACCATCTGTATACTCTGAAAGAAACTTTGTCATGTTGCCATCCTTGAAAAATTCTTATGCTTCTCAAACCTTATTACATTAGCAAACTTATCTACCAATTGATCGGTCTTATGACTGATTACAAATACATTAGTGTCACCAGCTAATGTTTGTAAGATCTTCATCAACTCATCACTTCCTTGTACGTCCATAGAGCTGTCGAATACTTCGTCCAATATAAGAAGATTTGTTGAAGCACTATTGCGCAGCTTAGCCACAGCTCTCCAGGTAAATAACAGAGCCAGGTCAATGCGAGACTTTTCACCTTCACTAAAAGACTCATAACTAAATTCATCTCTAAACCTCGATTTAATTGTTTCTTCAAATCCTTCGTTAAGTTCAAAGTTAACGAAGAAGTCCATGGATGCAAGATACTTATTAATTAGTTTGTTCATGATAGGAACGTACTGCTTAATGATCTTGGTCTTAATACCAGTATCCTTTAGAAGAGTATTGGCAATGTCAAGTACTTGCTTGTCTATTATCAATGCTTCCTTAGATGCAATCAACTCTCTCAACTCATCTTTAAGAGTCTTTAACTCCACATTGGTGGATTCGATATGTTTGTTAGTTATATTAAGAGACTCAATTTCTTTATTGATATCGGTAATAAAACTAGCCCAGGTACGACACTGAACATTCAGGTCGGAGACTTCTCTATTCCTAGTAGATATTTCAGAGGATATACTTGAGATTTCGGCAAGTCTGCTATTAATACTATCCAATTCTTCAGCAATTTTTCCCTTGCCTGATTCAATTTCAGTAATCTGCGAATTGCTTTTACTAATAATGGTATTTTTGTGCTCGTGTGCAATTCCCTGACGACAAGTTGGACAATCATCATGTGATGTAAAGAATTGCGTCTCCTTGCGTAGCTTCTCCAATCGGAGATCAACTTGTCTTGCAATATCGCGGATTTTTTCCAGCCTGGCCCGTACCTTGTCCTGATCGCCAATGTTACTAGACTTTTCTTCGATTTCAGTTTGTAGCCTTTCGATATCGGCATTCGTACGCTGGATGTTGGCAGTGAGTTCATTTACCTTTGCCTCCTTCTGTTTAACTAGTTCTTCATTATTTTGTTTGAGAGAGTCGATGTGCCTTTTGTACAGCTCAATCTTCTCCCCTGTTGACTTGATACCGAAGTCTGTAGTAATGATAGTATCCCTATTGGCCGATAGCTTACCCTTGAGTAAGGTATTCATGGTGGAGAAGATCTGAATGTCTAACAAATCCTCAATAACATCTCTACGATGCTGGGCCGATAGCTGCATGAAAGGTACAAAGGCTGCACTACCAAGGATTACAATTTGCGAAAATGATTTATGACTTAACTTAAGTATGCTACGTTCAAACATTTCCTGGTAGTCGCGAGCCTCTGCATCTTGATTTATTGGTTTGCCGTCTTGTAGAATCTCAAAGATAGAAGGCTTCATACCTCTTCTTACCTTGTATTCCCTCTTACCAATAGAGAATTCCACCTCCACCTCCAACCCCTTGCTGTTGATGGAGTTGATGAGTTGTGGTTTGTTTATTTTACGGAACGGCTTGCCGTAGAGTGAGTAACACAGGGCATCTAACAATGTAGACTTACCTGCCCCATTCTCACCCACAATGAGTGTTGACTTATGTTTGGTAAAGTCAATCTCAGTAAATGTGTTTCCAGTTGAAAGAAAGTTCTTCCATCTTATCGTCTTAAAGTATATCACGCAATCTCCATACTTAACGCTTCATTGTATAGGTTACGGAGTAGATTTTCCAGCTTTGGCTTATCTACTTTGAGTTCTAATTGATCCACAAACTTGTTAAGTATAGTTAAGGTATCCTCTGCCTCATTAACAATATCGGCGTCATCTTCTAAGTTGAGGTTAAGGTGGTCTTCTACTACCTGTAAGTCTAACAAGCCCCCTCTTTCCAATCTCTCAATAAACAAATCAAACCAGTATGGATTAGTTTTGTTCTTAATGATGACCTTTACAATGGTATCTTTATATTGTGCATAGTCATCCACGATAACGTCAGACATACTCTTGTTAAGATCATCATACCAAATTTTATGGAACATCACATTAGGATTAGGTACGAATTCTAACTCCCTGGTACTGGTATCCAGTATATGGAATCCTTTTGCATCTTCAAAGTCTGACCATGTCATCTGATAGGGGGTACCAGTATAGACAATGTTACCTCTCTTACTACGGGTATGGAAATGGCCAGATATGACCATATCGAACTTATCGAATATACCCTTATCTAACCCGGTATCACATATTGCACCTTTGTGCATTTCAAACCCACTGATTTCAAAATGACCTATACAGATTTGTGCTGTAGACATCTCCATAGCCTTCAACACCTCTGCCTCATTCTCCTGACATATCCAAGGCACCATTAGTATGCTGGTACCATTGAATCCATACTCCATTGGAATCTGAACTTGATTGATATTGGTGAATTGGTTTAGAAGTAAATCTAATGAGTTAACATCATTGGTGTTCTTGTAGTAAGTATCGTGATTACCTACCAACAGCCAACTCTTAAACTTTGGTTGATTGAGGGGGTCAAAGAAGTATTCCCGGCAATGCTTTAATGTCTGATAGTTAACGAATTTACGTCTATCAAATACATCACCAAGTTGAATAACGCATTCTACTCCATTCTGTTCTAGATATGGAAAGAATACCTCATCATAAAATTTCTTAAAGTGCTTATGAAAGTGTGGGCTATCACCTCTAGCACCGAAATGACTATCCCCGAGTATCGCTATCTTCATCTACCGGCTCTTCCTCTTCAATAAATTTCTCAAGACCTTTTTTACGAAGCTTTTTCTTCTTATCTAAGTTCTCTTCGAAGTTGAGAATAAAATCATTCATATTCTCGTTTTCCATATCAATGTATGCCGGGGTAAACTCCCCATCATCATGCTCCCCCTGCTCAATGAGCGTATTCATGAGTAAGGAGTTACCTAATACTTTGTGTTTGATGTAGAGTTGTTTCTTCTCTTTTTGGATGCGTCTAAGGAAGGCGTAGTAGATGATTTGCGTGAAATACGCAAAAGGATTATCAGATTTACTAGGGTCAAAATTATCAATATAGCTAATACAGTTTTCAATACCATCACTTATCATCTCTTCTCTATACGAGTAGTTAATAAAGTTAGGCTTGTACGAAAGCCTTTGGGCGATCATTAACATACAATGACCAATGTAATTAGGGATGCGTGGTTTTTCTGTATTGTTTGCCCTTGACTCAATAACAGCATTTCTATATTCAACTACTGCGGCCAATAATTTCTTATTGTCAACATAATGATTGGGTTCACTCATAATATCCTTAGTTCAAAGGCTTCTTAGCCATATGTCTCTCTAACATAGCAAGATAGCTATCATAATTAGCTGGTTTTCTTGGCTCTACCGCCTCCATCAAATCGGCCACCAGACTTGGGTCGATGTGTTCTTGTATTGCTTTGAGTGCACTATCGTAGTACTCAGGCAATCCCTGGATAGGGTTACAAGTTGTCTCAACACAATGTCTTTGTACTCTAAGGTTCTCATCAGATGTAAAAGGAATGTACCGTTGTAAGGTAATGGATGGTGGTCCATTAGCCCGGTGTACGTATAGAATTTGTAATGGATTGTTAACGGTGATACTTTCGTAATCCTCTTTAACTATACTCCCTACAATTTCCGTCCCTGATGATAACCTTAGTACTGTAACCAATTTAGCTCCTTAGTTCAACGTTATATATTTTATAGTCGAACTTTTCTTCGTTGTACATCTTAATACGTTCAACGAAGTGTAGTATAGTATGATTCTTCTTTGACTTCCAGCTCAAGTCGTCAGCAATGTCATATAATGTAAACATACTCTTGCTAAACAACTTCCTAAGACCGCGTCCAATGGATTGAAGAACTTTGATTCTAGACTTTGATGGACTTGCAAATATAACATTATGTAAATTCTTAATATTTATCCCTGTAGAGAATGTACCTAGGGAGGCTACAATGATACCGTCTTGTATATCTTCGACCTCTTTCCTAATATCTTCTCTTATCTCCCCATCAACATCACCATCTACGTAGTAGAGTTGTCTACCGTCCATTTTATCTTTAAGCATATCGTAAATGGCCTTGCCATGGGCCTTATGTCTGAACAATACCAGGCTGTTACCTTTTAGAGAAAGAGCGAGATTAGTAACAAATTTATTACGATGCTGGCTAGTAGTGATAAAATTAATCTCATCTGCATATTGCATCCCCTTTACTAATTTCCTGGTCTCTTCTGAGTGGTTGAGTACTATGGCCTTAATTTTAAATTTTGATAATGTATTATTCTCAATTAACTTGGCCGTTGTAGTGACCTTCTTAACCGGGCCAAACAATCCTTCAAGTACCAGTTTATGGGTCTCGGTACCGTCCAACGTGCCAGTAAAGCCAAACCGATATTGACAATCGGTCATCTTACTCATAATGTCAGTTAGACTTTTGGCCTTAAACAGATGGGCCTCGTCCCCTACCACTATACCAAATCTCTTAAACCATTCTTTAGGTAACTTGTATATGGATTGCCAGGTGCAGATGTAGATAGGTTTATTGGAGTCCTTTTCTGCCCCAGCCAATATTCTATGGCATAGCTTATTGGGATCGTCCTGCATGTAATCACCAAAGTCGGTAGCCATTTGGTGTACCAGGGAGGTGGTAGGGACGATAATGAGTGCTGGTCTATTTGGATTTCTACTCAGTAACTGCATTACGATAGAAAATATCATCAAGGACTTGCCCGAGGCCGTTGGTGATACAAATAATGCACGTTTGGTTCTTACGGCATGGGTATAGGATTCTACCTGGTAATCCCTCACCTCAATATCCGGTCTCTTAATGTATCTCTTTACATCTATGTTTGCATCAACGAGTGAGTAATCTTCATCCAAGAAAGAATTATGATTATCATACTCTATCTCATACTCTCTTTCACGTGCAAATATCTCCACATACAGACGAAGACCGGCATAGATCCTTTTGGTCATAATATTGTATAGACGTATCTTCCCATCCCACATCTTATTACGATACATGGGTGTGAATTTAGCCCCTGGCACACTAAACGTAAAGTATGCACTCAGTTCATATGCTACATCAGGATCACATTGTATCTTTATGTAAACATCATCTATACGTGTTATAACTAGTTTGCTCATGCACCTACTTTAAACTTTTCCCAGGTAATTGCGGCATTTATTTGATAGCCCCGGGAAGGTAATGATTTAATAATTGACTCAACAAACTCTACCTTATCGGCCTGGAGGCTTATCATGGCCTTGGCCTTGGAGATATCCTTATCAGCCTCCATGTAGGTAGGTATATCGGTCTTTAAAATACGGAGACCAAAGGGTTCCCATTGATTTGCCCGTAGTTCTTCCTCACTCAGTGTTCCGTTATAGTATTCGAATTTTTCCTTGTATAACCGTTTATAATCTCTTTCCCAGTTCCTTAGAGTGGTTCTTTCCTGGGAGTAGATCTTGTAGTACTTGGAATGTAGTTGGGGAATGCGTAGGGACTCTTCACCTAACTCAGTACGGTCAACGCATGAGTCTCTTTCCCACAATGCCTCTATCTCTTCTAACTTCATATCACCTCACTGTATGCACAACAAATGTATTATAATGTAATCGTATTCTTAAATCAAGTATTCCAAATCGAAGGATTGATAGGTAAAGGTGGCAACAGCATCGATGTAGTCTATGTCTGTCATTCGTGTGTCAAACACTAGTTCAGATAAGGCTGATGGATACAGGTTCTTGAACTTGCACAGTGCGATAGGCTTCTTAGAACTGGAGAGAATGGTAAGGGTGGCATCGGAGAACACCCCTTCTCCTGGATTGGCGTTTACTAACGAATTGTAACCAGTAAAGCCTTCATTACGAGTAATCTTAGTCAGCCAAGTATACAGCTCGTAGTAATTACGAAGTTCTTCATCAACACGAAATGTAATGTTCATATCACCGTAGTCAATCTTATCACCAGGGTACTTCAATGTGTTGAATGGGGTGTTAACTTCTGCCCTTCCAATATTTAAGGAAGGAATACTTGCACTCTGTACAAAGAAATTAACGCCAGGTGTTTTAAAAATCGAGAAATTGAACCCAAGTGGTGATAGGAAGTTCTTATTCGTAGGTAATCTATCTATAGCAGCCATAATATCTCCTTAAGAGTATTTATCGGCAATAAAAAAAGGGCTCCGAAGAGCCCTTTTAAGTTCACAAAATGCAATCTATTATTATTTTTATTTTGATTACATTAAGTTAGAAACGATGACACGTCTGTAGTACACGTTGGTGTCAGCGGTCAATGCACCAGTACCGGCTGCTGTAGCACCATCACTGAATGGGTTTGCAACCATTCCGTAACGGGTCTTGAAGCCAATCTTTGGTTGGAATGTGTCTTGATCAACTGCACGAACCATTTGTAGAGGAACATATGGGCAATAGAATAGACCAGCATCGAATGCGCTAGAGCCTTTGTAACCAACGGTCAGATATTGACCAGAGGCACTGTTTTGACCACCAGCATATGGATCGATGTAAACACGAATACGACCGTTTAGAACACCAGCGAAAGTGTTACCTGTGTCATCAACGTTAAGGTTGTTGCTGTTCAGGGCTGGGGCGTAATCAAGAACACCAGCCATTTGAAGAGCAGAAGCTACGTCAGATGAACAGATGATGATATTACCTTTACCGCGACGAGTTGCTTTAGCAATTTGATTTGCTTCACGCTCGACTTGGAACATCAGGCCTTTGAACTTCTCAACTGACCAACGACCGTTAGAGTCGGTGTCAAGGTCGAAAACACCAGCAGTTGTTACGTTCTCAGTAGCACCACGGGTAGAGGTGATATTGATTGTACGGATAACTTCACGATTGATTTCGGCTAGGATTTCTGAAGAAAGAATATTTGACAATTCTGTCTCAGCATCCAGACCGTGAACAGCACGCAAGTCTTGTGCAAGTTCCATTGAGTATTCAGCTTTTAGAGCACGTGACTTAGCAGTAACAGTTACTTTCTCGATAGAGAAAGCCATTTCTGGGAATACCAGAGATGCGTTAGAACCAAGGTTCTCAGCAGAAGCTGTAGACATACCAGAACCGGTGTTGTACAGGCCGTTGGAGACCATGTCAGCACCAAGAGTAACAGTGGTGTTACCTGGAATGTTACCTGCGTTCTTCAGACCAAAGGTGTTAGCACCAGATAGGACTGAGGAGAATGCAGTGTTGACTTCACCGTAGAATGTTTCGGTACCAGCGTTGTTGCTGTAACGTGCACGCATTGCGAAGATCAAACCTGTAGGACCTGTCATTGGCTGTACGCCGCAAACATCATAGGCCATTAGGTTAGGCATTGCACGACGAACCAAGCTGATCAGTACAGGATCAAATGTATCGATAGCACTTGAACCGCCTTGGGCTTGAATAGCGTTAGCAGGCTGATTGGCTTCTAATAGAGACTGACCGCCGTAGCCGCCGCTTTCGCGAAGAGCTCTTTCGGTATTCTCTAAGATTTGAGCAGTAACAGCACGCTTGTGAGGATCTTTAATTGCTACAAGATCTTCGTGCTCTAATACTGGAGCCCATTTTCTTTGAATTTCTTCAGTTAACATAGAGTTTTTTCCTTCCGTTTAAAAATTATCGGGTTAAGTTTATTTATAATACTTATTTCTTGACTGTGCGAGAAATTGCTCTTACGTAATTAGCAACGGAAGGAGCAACGACAGG